GGGGGGATTGGGAGTTGGGGCAGGAATAGGGTCTTTTCCAACAGGAGAGATCCATTGGTTAAGTAGATCACTGTCTTAAGGGCGCAATTTAAAAAAACGCCCGTATCAGCAAGGTAGTACAAAGCGCTCAGGCGCTGAGAAACGAAAAGGGTTCTTCCTGGAAGAGTGATTTTTCAGAGGAGCTGAATCAGAAGGGAGGCTGGCAGCCTTTGGGGAGGCCACCAGCCATGTGAGGGGGAATCCATGAAAACCACATCACAAAATTATTATCTCATCAGCACGGGAGCTGCACAATGGAGCTGACGATCACGCCGAATTTTGCACAGGAACGAGCGTTAAACATGTTGCGCCGTGACTGGAAGGCAAACGACACCTTCATGGTTTACTCGCCAACAGGTAGCGGTAAAACGGGTCTGGCAGCCTTCATAGTTGCTGGTTTTGTCAGCCGTGGTATGCGTGTTCTGTTCTGTGTTCCGTACACCATCCTGATTGGTCAGACGGCTAATCGGTTCGTGCAGTATGGTTTACCTGGAGATGAAATCGGTTATATCTGGGCGGATCACCCGAACTACGATCCGGACCGGAAAATTCAGATTGCCAGCGCTGACACGCTTATTCGTCGTGTTTTTCCTGAAAATATCGATCTGCTGATTATCGACGAAGCGCACCTGCGTAAAAAACGCATCCTGAAGGATATCGAACGTCTGCGCGGCAAAGGCGTAAAGGTGATTGGCCTGTCGGGTACTCCGTTTTCTCCGTTCCTGGGCAAATACTATGACCGACTGATTAAGCCGACCACCATCGGCGAGTTAATCCAGCGTGGCGATCTGAGTAAATACGAATTTTACGCGCCAACTAAGCCGGATCTGAAAGGTGTTAAAACCACATCTTCGCTTGAGTACGGCCGCGATTACAACGAAACACAGCTGGCTGAAATCATGTGCGGCTCTACGCTGGTGGGCGACATCGTACAGAACTGGCTGGAGAATGGTCGGGATTTACCTACCATCGCTTTCTGCGTCAACGTAGCTCACGCCAATTATCTGACAATCCAGTTTAACCTGGCGGGTGTTAACGCTGAGGTAATGACCGCCGACACTCCGGTAGATGAGCGCCAGACCATCATTCACCGCTTTGAAACCGGTGCAACGAAAATCATCGTTAGTGTGGGCGTTCTGGTGGCCGGCTTTGATAGTGACGTTCGTTGCATCATCTACGCCAGGCCAACAAAAAGCGAAATTCGCTGGTTGCAGGCTCTCGGGCGTGGGCTGCGCACCGCACCGGGTAAAGAGTCCTGCTTTATCTTCGATCACAGCGGCACCGTGCACCGTTTGGGTTATCCGGATTCAATCGAGTACGACGAGCTTCCCGGTAAGTCTGACGGCATGGAGGAAAGCGCGCGCCGGGCAGTTGAGGAACGGGCCGAAAAACTGCCACATGAATGCCCTCAATGCCACTACATGAAGCCAGCAGGCGTCTATGTTTGCCCGAAATGTGGACACAAGCCGCTGCGAGGTGAAGACGTTGATACTGACACTAGCCGCAAACTTAATAAGCTGGGTAAAAATCAGCATCAGTCGACGAAGGCAGAGAAACAGTCCTGGTGGAGTCAGATCAAATTTTATCAGCGCCAGCGTGCTTCGCTGGGGCGTCCAGTCAGTGACGGATGGTGTGCTCACACTTTCCGGGAAAAGTTCGGTGAGTGGCCTGACGGACTGAGTAACTTTCCGATGGAAATTACCCCTGAGGTAAATAACTACATCAGACACAAACTGATCCGGTTTGCCAAAGGCCACCAGCGGGTTCAGAAGGTCACTGAAAACGCACAAACAACGATTGATTTATCTCAGGAACGTGATGAACGACGTGAGATACCGGCAGGCAGTGAGGCCTGGCGCATCATGCAGGCAAAGCACCAACTCCAGAAAAATATAAACAGTCTGAGTCAGTAAGATGAAAACAGCAGATGCAGCGAAAGGCCGCTGGCCTGAAATATTAGAGCACTTCGGTCTGCCGCCGATAACCGGAAAAAATCACTTCAAGGGTGAATGCCCGGTATGCGGTGCACGTGGCAAGTTCCGAATTGACGACCGCGACGGTGCAGGAACGTGGATCTGTGTATGTGGTAGTGGCGATGGTATGAAACTTGTCACCCTGACACAGGCGAAGCCATTTAACGAGATTTGTACCGAAATAGACCGCCTGATCGGTAATGATTACCAACGGGTTAAAATCCCGGTAACCAGCAGCGCCACCAGCTTACGCAAACGGGTATTGAGCAAGTTTTCAAAACTGGAGGCACTGCGTGGTACATCCGGCGCAGCGTATCTTAATTCTCGTGGAATATTCAGTCTTCCTGCTGAGGCGATCCGGTTCAATGCCAGGCAGAGACACAACGGGAGTGTGTTCCAGTCTCTTTATTCACTTGCTACGGACGATAAAGGGGAGTTGTGCTATCTGCACCAGACTCTGCTTGATGGTGATAAAAAAGCAGATATCGGTAGCAGTGCAAAGCGCCTCAAATCCCTGCAGGAAGATAACTATTTGGATCACGCTCGTTCTGTAGCTATCCGCATGTTTCCTGTCGCCAGCACTCTGGGTATCGCCGAAGGCATCGAAACAGCGCTGTCAGCGCACCAGATTTATAACGTGAACACCTGGGCAACCATTAACAGCGGCTTTATGAAAAAGTTTCGCGTACCAGCTGGTGTTCTGCACCTGATTATTTTTGCCGACCGTGACGAGAACAGCGCCACCGGGCTGGCTGCGGCTTGCGAATGTGCTCATGCCAATCTGATGGCAAAGAATGACCTGCAGCGCGTGAGCGTGTACTGGCCGGATCACGATGATTTCAACAATATGCTCATGAACGGTGATCAGGTTCGAGAGCTGGTTTTCCATAAGAAAAAGGCGGTTGCGTAATGCGTACTGATAATAACGAACATAAAGCACTATTCACCATCCCGACGGCAGCGTACAGCTCCGCCCTCGCAAACATCAAGCCCCTGCCAGAGCAACGGAGAATCACCGGGCATAAGCAGACTGATGCTTATCTTTGGGTGCTGGAGGTTATCCGTCTGAACGAACCCGCACATCTGGATGCTGCTGAGGCTGCGCTGGTGAAAATTAAAATTTCCCCAAAAGAGGCTCAGGAACGCTATTCGCGTTATCTGCTGGCGAATGGTTACGAACCTTTCCAGGTTGCGTTCGGCATCATCGGCATGGATAACCCTGCGCAGGTTATCAGGAACGCCCGGGAGAACATCAAAAAAGCGGCATCAGTCAGGGCTACGTTTGGTAGCTATGAAGCAGCGCTCGAAGATGTGGAAGCAGAGCGGGTCATCAGGTCTTCCCAGAAATTTATCAACGATCATCTCTGGGGCTGGACTGCGGCAGAGAAAAAAGCCGGAAGCATTGGCGGCAGCCGCATGAACGAAATTGATGAACAGCGTCGGGCATTTGTTGATGGATATCGCGATGTGCTGCCTGAGCCTTATACGCTGTCTGATGTTGTTCGCGAGTTCGTTTACTGGGACTGGCTCTACAGTGTTCGCCACACTGCAACTAAAGAACAGGGCGATGAGTTTGGTTACTCTGAGCATCACGAATCGGTATATGACCGCGAGCGCTACCTTGAAAAATTGCTGGCAACCATCAAACCGGTGACACGCGCTGAAGCCGTGGAGGTGTGCCGCTGGTTTCTGGCAAGTGGTAAGGGTGAATGCATGGAAGACGACGGTGCAGCGGTCATTCTCAATCTGGTTGGGGAGTGTGAATAATGAAGCTTGAGGCATCGCTAAAATACTTCAGTCCTCAGGGAATGTATATCGGCGACGATGTGAAAGGAACCTCTCCGGAACGTCTTACAGGCACCGATGTTATGGCGGCTATTGGTACCACCAGTAATCGTGAGCGGTTTGGCCTGGCGGCCTTCTTCGGGAAGGCCGGTATCAGCAAGACTGATGAGCAGATGGCAGTCCAGGCGCTGGCGCGTCACGCGATGGAAATTGCACCGAAGAATGTGCGTAAAGCAGCTGGTGGTGAATTTGGCTGGTGTATGCTGGTACTGGCTCAGTTTGCTTTTGCTGAGTATTCCCGATCGGCGGCCACCAGCGTAACATGCCATAGTTGCAGTGGTACCGGACTAACACCCCGTAAGCAGGTCATTCGTAAGGTTTCATACCCATGGGGTAAAGCACCATATTGGGCCAGTCGCTCCCGTGCTGTTCGACCGTCAGACTGGGAAAGATGGACAGAGGTAACGGAAGTTGTACCAGTCGTTTGCGATGTATGTAAAGGGAAGGGAGTGATAAGTGCCAGGTGTCGTTGTGGTGGAAAGGGAGAGGTACTGGACCGCAAAGCCACAAGCGAGCGTGGTGTGCCAGTGTTTAAAATCTGCGAGCGTTGTAGTGGAAAGGGATTCGTATCTATCAAATCAGCTAATGTTCATCGAGCTATTCAAATATACATTCCCGATCTGCACCAGTCTTCATGGTCGCGCAATTGGAAACCATTCTATGAAAAATTGATTGATATCCTGCATCAAGGTGAGCGGCATGCGGCTAGAGAATTTGAGAAGGCAACGAGTTACTGATCTGAACAGCTTTGGCGGAGAGATTTTTGAGCAACCGACTTGACTTTGCATAAAATTGTCTTGTATCATTTTAATTATGGGGTTTAGCGCCAATATAAAAATTAACACGGAACCCGCTTTATAGCGGGTTTTTTAATTATGGTAAATTTTCCATAAATTTCTTAAATAGTAATTTGTCTTTATTGCTTACAGATTTCTGAATGTTAAGTAATGCACGTAAAGGTTTAAGGTTTTCTCTTGTTGCAAAAACCCTGGATTTTTCTAAGCGTTCCTGAGCAAAGTTAAAGCGTTCTCTTAATCTTGAAACCTTTATTCCAAAAGACAACACCTCTCTTTCAGTCAATTCATCTGGGGTACATTTGTTTAATTTTTCCAGAACCATTTTTATATCTCTTTCATAAAGAAGAGCAATGTCATAATCATTCAGCAAGCATTCAGGGTATTGTATTACCCCAATAAGTTCATTTACGGTTTTGTTTTTGTTGTTAACTTTTGGAGCTGAGTCGCTTGTTTGCTTCTGGGACATAATTTCGTCCAGTTCTAGCTCTTCTGTATTTTTTAATCTTGAGCGGAAAACACGCCCATCACCAGAAGCAGCCATCTTTTTCAATGTTTGATAAGCCGCACGCCCGATGATTTTAGGGTCTTTCATGTCAAGTATTCTATGAGCAACCTCAGTTAGTGATGGACGCCCAGATTCGATTTTGGCTTTGAGTTTGTAATAGCTAAAAATATCATCTTTTGCCTCTTTAAGTGCGGTAAGTAAGCGATGGAAATCTGCTTTTCGGCAAAGTTCTATTGCTAAATTATCAAATGCTATACCAAAAACATTAGTTCCACATACATGGCCGATATTCGTTTCAAATCCTTCTTTCGTAACTACCAGAAATCCCTTTTTATGCCCTTTGCGGCAATTTGATTTTCCACATGGAATTTCCTCTGGTAGGTCATCGTAGTAACCAAAAACGTCAGAGAGTTGCTGATCATTTAACTCTAATTTGGGATAGTAAGACTCTCTCGCCTGAATTTCTGCCCAGTCATTCACGCGAATAAAACTTTCGCCATTCTTGAGAAAAATCATACTCGTCCTTACTGTGGTTAGATTTAAAGCATATCCATTTGATATTTAATCACTATTCTTTTTGTATTTCACCTAAAACGATTTGTTTTCATGTTTAATGTGACTGATGTATCATCACTCCCCCAGCCATTTTAGCTAAATGATGAGAGCGAGTTATAATCGCCAGGTCGCTGGTTCAAATCCAGCAAGGGCCACCATCACATACCGCCATTAGCTCATCAGGATAGAGCGCCAGCCTTCGAAGCTGGTTGCGCGGGGTTCGAGTCCTCGATGGCGGTCCATTATCGGTATTCTGCGTTGTTAGCTCAGCCGGACAGAGCAATTGCCTTCTAAGTAATCGGTCACTGGTTCGAATCCAGTACAACGCGCCACACTTATTTTCCTGGCTCGCTTCGGCGGGCCTTTTAATTTGCTGAAAAAGAAAACATCAGATGGTTAGTCGGGTATCAGTTATCTGGTGAAATTTTTAAATACCTCACAATTCAGGAAGGTGATTATTGTTTTTCTGGTGGGGAATTTGTTAAAAATCACTCCGCATGATGAATCCCCCTAAGCGGTGGGGCGACTGGCAAGGCTCCATTACGATGGTCACAATCCGCAGATTTAGTTTGCCAGGCTGAATCTACCGGGAGGCACCCGGCATCATGCATAATGTGGAAAATTGGAAATGTATTCAGGCCTCTACGAATTTTAGTAGAGGCTTTTTTTTGAGTAAAAAAAGCCCGTCTATGGCAGCGGGCAAGTATGCATGAGAATACATTTTTTATTATTTGCCTGAAAATAGTACCCTGAGGTTATTGTTGTTTTCAACAGGCTGATTTGTGTTCTGATCGGGGATGTGACAAGGAACATACGTTCTTATGTGAAAATGTTAAATTCTTCACATTTCAGTGAGTTGAGTGTTGATTTCGTTTTATCTTTTTTGTTAAAAAAGTATTGCATGGTGAATCCCCCTGTGCGGTGGGGCGACTGGTGACAACAATTCATCATCCGTGATGACCCAGAAGAGATCGCGGGTTCAGTGGCACCGGGCTGAACTCACCGGGAGGCACCCGGCACCATGTTCATGGTGATACAGAAATGCGGCTTCAGCCCCTCTCCGGAGGGGCTTTCTTATGGACAAAAAAGCCCGCGCTGGGAGACGCGGGCGGCAAGGAATAAACAATAAAACGTGAAGTAATATTTCAGCTGGCGAATAATACCCCATAGTAATCACTCTGCGCAACTGCGCGGCCTTTTTCGTATTGCGGGCTGTAGTCTCCCTTCTGCCATTGTCCTGTAACTTCCGGACTTCAGCTCGCTCCTTATCTGACTCACAACATTATCCCGACCGGGAGGATTCATGACATTTAAACACTACGATGTGGTCAGGGCGGCGTCGCCGTCAGACCTTGCGGAGCGACTGACACAAAAACTGAAGGAGGGGTGGCAGCCATTTGGCAGCCCTGTCGCCATCACGCCCTATACCCTGATGCAGGCCATTGCGGCGGAAGGTGATGTCACCACACCGGTGGTGGTGCAACCGTC